ACAGAAAGCATACTATTCCGGTATGCTGACATTGTTTTCTTCATAAGACCGTATTTTTTTGAATTTCTCATGGTGTGGGCTTCATCTAGGATGATGACATTCCCATTGAGAGAGTCAAGCCTGCTTTCGTCATTGGCCAGTGCTTGGATAAAGAATGAACCCTCCTCGCCAAAATTGGCAGTGATTGAGTGTTCTTGGTTGTTATCTTTGATACGGATGTTCTTGTCATTCCATCGCTCAACATTGAACCTCAAGAATCCAAAGGCTTCCAAGGCTTGCTTGACAGAATTGGCTACAATATAGCATTTTGAACCGCTATCTGTATCAAGAATCTGATAGGCCAGAGCGATTGCAGCCGTGAAGGAAGTTTTGCCATTCTTTCTGGCAAGCATGATCAAGGCTTCTTTGAAGCGTCTTTCATTTGTTCCTTTGATGTAGAAGCCAAAGAGATTGACCACAACAAAATGTTGCCACGGTTGCAAAAGTAATGGCTTGTTACGGATTGATACCGCAAACATATCATCACCCTGCTGATGGACAATTGTATGTTCAATGAAATGAACGACAAAATCAACCATCTCTTCATCCATCTCGAATTCTGGATTGTCCAAATCTCTCAGGAAGCGTGATGCTGCCAAAATGTTCTCTTCACAATGCTCTTCCTGATGGTCCAGAACGTGTTGAGCGTATTCTTTGGCTTTCTCCACGTTACCCATCAGATTTCACCCGTTTCTTCTTGATTTGGTCCTTGAATTTTAGAACCTCAGTAAGAACTGATCCATTATCTTGCTCTACCACTTCACCCAATGACTTAGGATTCATCATCAATTGGTTTGAATAGCTGAGTATATCTTTTCGTAGAATTTCCATTGCTGTTAGGATGGGGACCTTACGTTCATTCTCAGCTCCTGCCTTGTTAACGTAGACATCTGTGACAGGATAGCCCATATCAGCATAGTCTTGAGCAAGTTTCTGATACTGAAATAGCATTCCTGAAAAGATGTCAATGATCATGTCAAATTCTTTGCGATAAGTCCCAAGCTCTTTCATCTGTTTGATGACTTTTGACTTGATTGACTTAGCTGTTACTGGTTTTGCCAAAAACTAGGCCTCCTTCCTAAAATCCCTTTAGTTTTTATCCCCTTTTTGTCTGAACAGTCCCGACTTGGAAAAAGTTCCCTTCACCGGTTCCCAGACGCTCAAAAAAATTTTTTTTCGATGGGGGGAATCGAAAAATTCAAAAATTCAAAAATTCAAAAATTGAAAAATTCGATTTTTACAAAATTTCATTTTTTCGATTTTTGTAAAAATTCAAAAATTCCCTTTTTCGTTTCTTTTGCCAAAAAATTCCTTGACCAATAACTTTATCATTCTTTCTGTCATGAAATGTATTGTGTCGCTTGTTAGTAAGTGGCAGACAATTCCATTCTTGGAATTCTAGTTCAGGATATTCCGACACTGGAAAAATATGATGAACCATTTCAGCTGGTTCTGATATTCCGTATCTCAAACTTTCCTGACAAAGATAATTATGTTTTCTTAGAATCTTATCCCGGAACTTCTCCCACTTCTTTGTCTTCAAAGAAGGTCTGACAATTTTGTTATACATCTAATCCTCCTCACACAAAAAGGACAGCCAATCTCTTTGGTCTGTCCCTCTCATACTTGAAGCTATGCTATCATAATATTTTATTTTATGTGAGAAAACAAGAGCTTATTTTCTCATCTTTCAATCCGTCTTAAAATTATCACCAATCTTAAAATGTTCAAAATCTTTTTTGCTCACCTTGAAATCTTCCTCGATGGTTTTGTTTCCTGATTTTCCTTTAACGGTTATAAAATATTTTCTATCGGTTTCCATTGGAACTAGCACTGTTGCCTTTCCAGATGAAATTGGCATCAACATCATTGTTGGTTCTTCAATATATTTATCAGTGATGGTTCCACTTGAAATCTCATGGCATGATGCTAGTAATATTCCAAAAGCTAAAATACATAAAATTTTTAAATACCTCATCACTCTGCTTCCTCGGTTTCTTCGATGATGAAAGCTACTAATTCTCTAGGGTTAATGTAGAGTTTGCCAATGCGCATTAGATGCCCATTGTTAAACTGGCTGACTAAACGTTCAATCTCTGATTGTTCCGCACCACAGGACTCAGCAGTCTTATCATTCGTTAAATGAAAAATGATTTTATTTGTAGTCATCATTTTACCTCCTCTCTTTTATTTTGGTCTCAATCCTATAAAATGATATTCTAGTGTTGGGTTCTCAAAAATGTTTCCAATGATTTCAGCTTTATCCAATACATCTGGTTCATAAGGTGAAATACAATCTGGGTCCATGACATTTAGACATTCAAGATAGAAACCATTTCCAGAGAATACTTTCTTTCCTTCATAGTAGCGATACTTCCCAAAGCGGACGATAGCTTTTACAAAGTCAATTTGAAGAACATCCCCTACAAATATTTCTCTGCCTTCTTTGTCATAAGTGCGTGTTGATTGAGTGATGCATTTCAAATCTTCGAAGTGCTTCCATCCACTGCCCTCATAGTAGACTACTGGACAATTACGGTTTTCATCGTTTTGATCACAATTGCCTACCATGACTCTATAAAACATTTTTTGTTTTTCTTCATCCCATGCTCTGAATTTTGTATTCATTTCGTTACCTCCTCAACTTCAAACAATGGGCTATTAAATGCTTCTGCAAGACCTAACTTTTCAAGGTCAGATTTTCTAAAATTACTTCTAAAACTTGGATCAAAATGAATCCCTATTTCATCATTACTTAAATACTGTTTAGTAGCTTTAAACTTAACTGTGTACTTCGGTTCTTTATCGACCTCGTAGCCGTCAAGCCAAGCATGGACAAAAGTTTCAATGTTGCCTTCGTAAAACCACTCTTGGACTCTCTTATCATAATGATCTTCAATCACTCTCATCGCCCCATAAACATGAAAATCGTATGTTTTTTTAAAATCTATGTAGTCCGCAACAAACTGAGGAACTTTGACTTTCTGCGGTTCGTCTAGCAATTCAATCAATTCCAACGCTGTTAATTTATCAATCATCGGTCTTGGTCTACTACAATCTGAAGGTAAATGAGAAATACTCTCAATCAATTCCTGTTTATTCATTCTTCCACCTCCTTTACTTCTATTCCTGAACAATTAAATACCCAGTTAAATCCAGCTTTCTTGAGTTCTCGTCTGGTGTGTCCCTTTCGTTTTGAACTGTCGTAGGTTCTTGCGAAAAAATATCTGTCTATACCTAATCCATAAACTAAAAGGTTTTCTTCAATTGCCCCCCTTATCTTTACTGAATACCGCTTTTCTTGTTCGATCTCGTAGCCGTTAATCCACGCTAGAGCGAACGTTTCTTGGTTGTTGTGATCGTAATCACCAAGGCCAAAGATCCATTCACAAACCTCGTCTTCGTTATTGCCAGCTTCGCTCATGGAAAGATATAATGTCCATCGCTTCTTCTTGCAACTCTCAATCCAATCCGCAACAAACTTCGGTATAGCCACTTTCTTTTCAAGGTAAATTAAAGAATTTGGGAGTGTTATTGTCAAATCGTTTTCGAACTTGACGGTTGTTCTCGTGAGCCTTTTATCAAGTTCTGTCCCATCAAGAATTTTTACTTTCAAGAGTGCATCTTTTAGCATGCTTTCCCTCCTCACTTTCACATATCTTATATTTTGTTAAGCTCGCCTTATTTCTGAAATCCTTTTAGGATATGGTTTTCATTCGTTTCTCTCTTCTCAGCTTACGCCTAACTCATTATGTTAATGTCGAAAATATAAAAATTAAATAACAAAGTTTCTTAAAGCGTCATCTAGTTCAGCTTGTTCGATACCAATATATCTCAGCGTTATGGCTGGAGATGAATGATTGAACATCTTCTGTAGTGTGCCTACATCCTTTGTTTTGTTATAGTATTTATATCCAAATGTCTTGCGCATTGTGTGAGTCCCCACATTGTCAATGCCCAATTCTTCAGCGGCTTCATGGATGATCTGGTAGGCTCGTTCACGAGTGATGGCCTTATTTCCTCCTTGCCTGCTCTTGAATAAGAAATGATGGAATGGCTTCCCTTCAACATACTTCCTCATTTCTCGTTTCAGTTCTTTTGTCATCCTACGAGAAATCTGTTTGCCAGTCTTTCTCTCTCGTAGCTTGATGTGCCATCCCTGAACATCCTTGACTTTGAGTGTGAGGATGTCACCAACACGCAAGCCTGTATTGAGACCAGTGATGAATAGCATGTAATACATTTCATTCCACTCTCTCAGGTAGTCCTTCATGGCTTGAATGTCATCTGTGTCTTTTATGGGTGAGACCTCTTCCATACGCTTCCCCCTCTCTATATTAAAATTGATTTTCATAAGGAATTGGGAGTGCAGGAATCGAACCTGCAACCAATTGATTAAAAGTCAATCGCTCTACCATTTGAGCTAACTCCCTAACCACTATTAGGAGACCCTCTCATCCATGATGTGATTATCATGAACAAGATTATAGTATTTTATTTTGCGTGAGAATACAATGTCTTATATTCTCAATTTAGAGTACGCCTTTCATTCTGGCATACGTTTCCAAGATGCCAGCACGCTTGCGGTAAATCGTGGCATTGCTGACAAATTGCTTTTCAGCGATTTCTTCCCAATCTAGATTGGCTTGCCCCCATCTCAAATAGAAGATGTCAAGCTGTTCCCCTGTCAGTTGTTTCTTGAAAGATTCAACAGTCTCTTTGAACAGCTCAAGATTCTTCAATGTCACATCAGTGGCGAATTTCATCACTGTATTTTCTGTGGGCTTACTGATGCCAGACTTACCACCCCCAACAAGGTCATCACCGTTCTTTGCCATCAATTCTGCTTTGCGTGTCCATATTGCCCGGTCAATTCCACGAAAATTAAATAATTCTTGATCAAGGTTAAACAATTCTCTATTGTTTAGTTTTTTCATTCAATAACCTCTCTTTGATAGATTTCTACTATCCCTTTCCCCTTTAGTCTTTCACAGTGAGCAAGCGCTTCATGCCTTGTCTCAAATTCAGCTTCAGTGTATTCAGCTAAATGTTTAGGATCAATCCAGCTTGAATGACCGTGATATTTTCTTACAACATACATCTTCATTTCTTTCTCCTGCATTTCAAGACTACACTGAAGGCCTACAAGAAGCCAGCGAACCAAGCAAAAGCTAACAACAAATAAATAAAATTTTGAAATTCCATAACAAGTCCTACTTATCCCATATCATTTTAGCTACCACTAAAATCAAAACAGAAATTACTAGATCAGCTATTGCAGACAGAAAGACATAGGGCCAGCTCCAAGAGATTACACCTAACAATTTCAAAGCTATTAATAATAAAGTTAACCAACTAATAAATCCCATCACTACACCTCCTCAACTTCAAACAAAGAAATAAGTTCCAGGCTTTTTCTTTTGTATTCTTCAAGCCTTTTTTTGCTTTTTTCAAACATTATCGGATCTTTTTCAAATCCTACGTATTCAAACCCTGCTTCTTCAAATGCTATCAGACTACTAGCAGATCCTACGTGAGTATCTAGTATTTTATCCCCTTTTCTAGCATACTTCTGGACTAACCAACGATAGAGGTTTATCGGTTTTTGCGTCGGGTGAATTCTGATTTCATTTAATTTTTTATTTCCTTGCTGAATATATCCTTCCGAAATTGATTTACCTTGCATCATACCATTCCACATATAGCGAAATAGTCGCGTACTATCATGAAAACTGCAGTATGCTAGCTCACAATCTGAAAAACTTGACTGACCATTAATTTTATCCCAAACGATACGGCCAGAACCAAAAGAATAATCAAAGTAGTTCACACCCCAAATGATCTGATTTTTAGAAACTCTTAAAAGTTCATCAAAATATTCTTTGCCTGGCACTTCCCACGTAGAGAGCTCTTCATATAGTCTTTCAACACCTATCGGACTGTTTTTTCGCCCATAATACCTTCTTTTTTCAGGCCCAGAAAAATAAGGCGGGTCTACTATTGCTATATCGAAATGATTGTCTTCAAATTTTTTTAAATAATCCATGCAGTCAGCGTTTACGAATGACATCACTACACCTCCTCAAAATTTCTTTGGTTTATTTCTTTTAAAAATAGGATTCTTTTTTTCTTTTTTCTTCTGTTTGTGATATTCACTGTCTTTACTAAAAATAATATCTTCATCTTCAATCAGTTCCGGAATGAAGTATTTAGATGGGTATCGTTCAGGTTGTTTCATCCCTCAACCTCCTAAATTGCTGAATGGAACTTCCCATTGATAATCAACATATTCATAACAAACATCTTTGATAATTTCACCTTTGGAAATTTCAATTTCCTGTGTGAATTCTATGCCACACTCAAACGTAAAAATTTTAATATCAACATCAAATTTACTTGAAATTTCTTGATAATTTTCTGGAATAGCACTCCACGCTTGCTTGAAATTATCCAGTTCAACGGTACAAAATTTTTCTTCAAGCCAAACTTCTATTTGTTTTTGATCAATAAACGCTCGTCTTGTCCCATTGATGTAAAAATAGGGACCTGTGCTGTTGAATATAAGTAGAGTGCCATCATATTCATCTTTTAGTGTTACAGTGTCGCTTAATAGCATTTCTTTCAATGCTGATGCAATATTTTCGCTTCTTCCTCTTAATTTAAGAGATCCTTTGGCCCAATTTGGCATTATCCCTTCACCTCTTCAACTTCAAACTTCGTTCAAATACTTGTTATAAACATCTTCGTCTAAGATTCCGTTCTCGATTAGATTTTCAACTGCAATTTCAATCTTTATCAGACGATTTAATTCTTTATTTGGCAACGAAGCCATAATTATTTCTTCCATCTATTCCACCTCCGACACAGTTATATTGAACGTGTGACCGTCTAAAACAAACTTTCCATTGCTCCCCAAAAGATTATCATCTACGATAATTGCTTTTGCTGTATCTACTACAAGCTTTCCTACTTGTAATGCAAACACAAAATCGTCTATCTTGGGCATTTTCTCTTTTTTCATCATTTTGCCACTTGGTGGTTGAGGGTAGCTCATCCAGAAAACTACGTCTTCATCAGTGTTCTCGAAACCAATTCCTTCCCCATAATCAACCCAAGTATCTGTTGTTATCCGCTTTGTCGTTGGATTATAGACAAGGACTTCTTCGTCAATTTCTGGAGTTTTGCCATCCCAAACAAATTCAATGGCACCATTAAAATATTCCTTCTCATCTTCAGCAATATTTCTTGTTGTTAGCTTATTCCATTCCATCACTCCACCTCCTTAACTTTCACGCCCGGACAATCAAACACCCAACCAAAGCTGGCTTCTTCTAATTGTTTTCTAGTAAATCTTTCAAGATCGCCATACACTTTTTCAAAATCAAGACGATCCTCTCCCTGTCTGTACACAGTTTTCAAAGACTGTCCATTACACAATATCACTTCATACTGCTTCTCTTTCTCAACCTCGTAGCCGTCAAGGACAGCTTTAGCAAAGGTTTCTTGATTTTTAAAAGCACCATCTTCGTCTAGTTCTCCAAGCCAATCATTAACTTCAAAACTTGTGTAGCTATTAGACATTAGATCTCTTAGACTTAATTCTTTGTCAGTCTTCTCAATCCAATCAGCAACAAACTGCGGTACTGTCCACTTTCTCACGTTCCATAGCACCATCAAACCTCCCTTGTTTATACCCTGCATAGTATTTATGAAGCTCATAACCACTTCCAAGTTTATTCAAAATTTCATTGATCCATACTGCTTTAGTTGCGAGATCAAACTTTTCGATTCGTGCGATAACGTCTTTTAGTTTAATTTTATATTTATTGACCATTTGATCTGCGCTTACAATAAACTCTTCTGGTATTTCTACTTTTTCGCCACTATCAAGAACTACACTAATTGCTATTGAATCATCTGTAGAATAAGCAAACCCGTCAAAGCTACCATACACTAAAACTTTAGTATAATCATCCATTTTGTAAATCCTCCTCTTCAATATTTGATTTTTTTAGAATGGTAATTTGTCATCTGTGATGTCCATTGGGCTTGCAAAGCTTGGTGGCATCTGTTCCGTCATGCTGTTTTGATTTGCGGTATTGTCACGCTTTTCAAGAATTTGGAAACTTTCTGCGACAACTTCAGTCACATATACACGCTGTCCTTGCTGGTTCTCGTAACTTCTTGTTTGGATTCGTCCAACAATTCCCACAGGCATTCCTTTTCTTGTCCAATTGCAGAAGCGTTCTGCTTGTTCTCGCCACATCACACAGTTGATAAAATCTGCATCATACTCATCATTTGCATTTTTGAAATTGCGATTGCATGCAATATTGAATTGAGCAGTTGCAATGTTGGTTTGTGTGTAGCGTAGTTCTGCATCTCTGGTCAATCGACCAATAAGAGTTACATTGTTAATCATTATTATCCTCCGACATTATTCATTTCAGCGGCTTCTTTGAGCGCTTCTGCTTTCTTGCGTTCCTGCATTTGATATTCTTGATTTAATTTATTCAAGATTGTATCTTGTGCAGTATTCTGTTCAGCTAATCTCTGGATGCTCAATTCATGTTCCTGAATCGTCCATTCCATATCTTTGATCTTGTTCTCTTGATCAACTAATCTAGAATTTAGATTGATAGCAATGACCAGTGAAATAACTGCCAATGAGATCAAGTTGATGATCAGCCAATTGATTTTACTTTTCATCTTCAATTACCCTTTCAAGCCTAAACTGACCAGCTTCTCTTCCTCGCTCGTTCAAGTGTATATAATACTTGAGGAGAGAAACATCTTTTCCAGTGATTTTACTTAATTCCTTGAGTGGAGCTGTACAGATGTACTTCCCTTGATCAAAGAATCTATAATCTGTCAATTCTTCTGGATCCCCCATCAATGTTTTCTCATCAATATTGAAGAACTTGCACAATTCTTGGACATGAGCTGGTTTTATATTTTCGTTTGTGATCCATTGCTGGATTGTATTTTGATTTCTATTCAGTTTTTTTGAAAGCTCTTTGCGTGTCAATCCTTTACCTAAGATCAACAATTGCAATTGTTGACGGAAATGATCCATCTGATTTCTCGTGTAATCTCTCATGCTGTCACTCCTGTTCATGGCTATTCTTCAAATCTTCAATAAGCCATTCAAGATATTTCTTAGCTTTATCTAGATCTTCAAGCCCGTTCTTTTTCTGGAATCTACATAGATACTTGATAGTATTTCCCCAATAAAATCCCTGAACCCCTTTCAGGTTTCCTGCAAAGTTCCGAATGACATCAATGGATTCTAGACCATATTCACCACAATAATGATTTGGCTTATTCACTGAATCATTCATCTCTTCTAAAATCTGTTCAAATGACCGTTCTTTCATTTCAACCGTTCCTCCTTGATCCAAATTCCGTCAACTAATTTTCCTTTGCGGTCCTTGATTTCTTCATAGGCTTTATTTAAACATTCCACAAAATCATAGTTCAGCATTTGAGAGATTCGCATCAACTCATGTACTACGCTTTTAAGTTGATAGCCTTGACGGTTGAAATATGATGCTAGTGCTTGGTCCATCATCAATACAAAGTAATCTTCTGTTTTTGTAGCTTCTGAAAAAATGAATTTTTCTTGCTCAGGGAAGATTTCTTTTGTGTTGATTCCAAGTTGAAGAGTCAAGCCAATCAATACAACAGTGATGTCTCCAATGCTGTCTTTTGTCACTTCTTCATCTTTTTCAGCAATACCTCTTGACAGCTCCCCAATTTCTTCATAGAGCTTTAGGAATTGCTTATTGGGTTCCTGAGTGTGTAAGTTGCGATCATAGAACCATTTCTGGACTTTTGAAATTAGATCCTTTAGTTTGTTGTTTTCCATTCGTTAATACCTCCGACTTTCCATAGTTTCAGGAAATTTAAAAATGTGTTTGCTTGCTCCCTTGAATATTCGATCAGCAAGTGCTTGATTGTAGATTGTTTTGATGTCATTACTTGACAAGTTAGTGTTGAAGAATGTTGTTTGCCTGCTATCCAATATTTTGAATAGCACCCTTTGTCTCCAATCATTCGCCTCTTTAAGATTGGCGCTCATGCTGCTTTCTTTCCCTAAATCATCCAAGAAGAGAAAGTCAACTTTGCTCAGTAGATCCACAGCGTAACTCTCTGTGAAGTCTCCTCGACCATTGAAGCTTTCTTCGATCTTATTGAAGAGAGCTGATGTTGAGATGAAGATCACGCTTTTTGGATTCTCACATTCTTTTGATTTTTCGTTCAATGCTTTAGCCAACCCAATAGAGAGATGGCTTTTCCCAATGCCTGGCGGTCCACTTAGGATCACATTTCCTGTTTCAAGTTTAAGATAATCCCTTAGCATCCGTTTCATAAAGTTGAGAGCTTGTTCATTGGTTGGATTATCTGCTACATAATTCTCTAATGTTTTATCGCTCAACTCTTGAGAATAGATGCTCTCTCTTTCAAATACTTTATAAGTGTGAGACAAGAGGGCTTTGATTTTCGCTTCCTGTCTCAAGAGAGATTCCATCTTCAGGATTTCTTCTTTTTCACATTCAGGACAAATTGCAATGATTTGTTCTGATCCACTGATCTTTACTTTTGCATGCTGGATCTGACAGCCATGT